ATGAAGAATGTTGTGCTTTGTACGGATTTTAAAGCAGAGATAGAGGCTGCTGTTGAGCATTGCGAACATGATAAGGTGTTTGTGCTTGTGGATGTGCATACGGAGAAGCTCTGTCTACCTTTCCTGTTGAGCTCTTTAGGTGATTTGCAAACGCTTGCTGTAGGTGCTGAAGATTTAAATAAGAATATCCAAACGTTAGTTAGTGTGTGGAACTTCTTGAGTGAAAAGGGCGCTTCTCGTCACTCGCTTCTTATTAATTTAGGTGGTGGGATGATTACCGATTTGGGTGGATTTGCAGCTTCTACTTTTAAAAGAGGAATCAATTATATTAATGTTCCGACAACGCTGTTGGCTATGGTTGACGCTTCGGTTGGTGGTAAAACAGGGATAAACTTTAATGGTCTGAAAAACGAAATAGGGGTGTTTAATGCAGCCAATCTTGTGTTGATTAATACGGATTTTCTTCGTACTCTTGATCGCTATAATATATTATCCGGTTATGCTGAGATGTTGAAACATGGGCTTATTAGTGATGTCTCTTATTGGGCGGAACTTTTAAATTTTGATTTCGACGATGTTGATTATATCTTGTTAAAGAAACTAGTTGGTCAAAGTATTCAGATTAAAGAAAAGGTGGTTGCTCAAGATCCTAATGAAAAAGGTATTCGCAAAGCGCTGAACTTCGGTCATACTTTTGGTCATGCTTTTGAAAGTTTGGCTTTGGCTAGACAAAAGCCCATTTTGCATGGTTATGCTGTTGCTTATGGAATGGTTTGCGAACTTTATATGAGTTGTGTTAAATCTGGCTTTCCAAAAGAGAATATGCGGCAGACGATTCATTTTATTAAGGAGAACTATGGAACTTTTTCTTTCGTTTGTGATGATTATGATCATCTTTATCAGCTGATGTTACATGATAAAAAAAATGAAAATAATATGATTAATTTTACTTTGTTGGAAGATATCGGTAAAATCCAAATTAATCAGCATGCGGACAGGAAAACAATTGAAGAGGTTTTAGATTTTTATAGAGAGTGTATGGAATAAAAAATGGCTTTTATTATTGTATTAATCAAAATAAAGCTGTACTTTTGCACTCGCAATTCGGGATGTAGCTCAGTCCGGTTAGAGTACGCGTCTGGGGGGCGTGTGGTCGCTAGTTCGAATCTAGTCATCCCGACAATCAAAGATAATCGCTTGCAAATCAATGGTTTGCAAGCGGTAATTTGATAAAAAGAAATGTGACGATTGATAAATCATTGATAATTAGTTATACGATGCGACTCGAAAAAAACTAATTGATATGACAAAAAAATTAGATTACATTGCACCGCAGTTACATGATTTCGGCGGTGATTTATCCAAAAAATGGTACATTGAGTATTCTGTCTTTGTTCAAAAGATAGGAAAGAAACAACGTTTGCGTTATTCAGAGGGCATTAATACGATTGATGACCTACAACAGCGTATGTCTTATTGCAAAAAGGAAATGGCGGAATTAGAACGGAAGATTATACGCCATGAACTGCCTTGCCAAGCGTCCGAATCGATCGAATATACCGATGAGTTGTTATATGATAATACGATAAGGTTATTCGGCAATAAAAGAGTGTCAAAGGTAACGGTAAGGACTTATCTTTCAGAATTCCTCAAGAGAAAACAGCAAGAGGTGGTCGCGCATTCATACACGACTTATAAATCAAAGTTACGTATATTTGCTAATTGGAGCGAAGAGAATTCTTATAATTCATTACATATTGGAGATTGGACGAATGAAATGATCTGTGATTTTTTTCGTTTTATTTATGATAAAAACCATGTCAGCCGGAGTACCATCGCAAAGTATAGACAGATACTTTACAACTTTTTCGACTACTTGAAATACACGAAAGGAATTATCGAACGGAATCCAGTGTATAATATTCCACGAATTGGAGACGTCGTTGACGAAGCGCCTGTTCCTATACCGGTAGAAGTGATGCAACGGCTGCATGATTATATGGTGGTAGCAGCTCCGCAACTGTGGCTTGTATGCTTGATGCAATTCTATTGTGCGATTCGTCCAGGACAGGAACTGAGGCTTATGAAAATTGGCGATATCAACTTTGATGCTCATTTTATTGTGATCAGGAAGGAGCTGGCCAAGAACCGCAAGCGCGAATCGGTAGATGTCCCCGATCAACTTTATGAAGAGATGATCAATGTTTATCATTTGAATGATTATCCGGTCGATTATTATGTGTTTGGAAAAGACGGCATACCCGGCATGGAGTGCCTGGGAAAAAATACTTTTCGTTTTCGATTTGACGCCATCCGAAAAAAAATGAATCTTCCAAGTATTTATAAGTTATATAGCTTTAAGCATTCGGGGGCTGTGGCATTAATAAATAGTGGGTTTAACACGCAAGAATTGCAGAGGCATTTGAGACACAAATCAATTTCGACGACAGAGCATTATTTTCGAAAGAACATCGGAGAGCATAACGAAAAGTTGATTAAAGAGTTTCCTGATATAATAAAGTAGAGATGCCTACAACATACAACAAAAAAGGCGGCTTATTCAGCCGTCTTTTCTATTAATTCTATATTACACCCTAATTTATCTGCAATGTTACTTAGTACGTCAAGTCCTACTGAATATTTACCGAGCTCAATGTTGGCAATGTTAGCATTCGTATAGCCTGTAAGTTCGGCCAAGTCCCTTTGTGATAAACCGTTTTTAACACGTAATTCTTTTATTCGTTGTCCGATAGCTATTCGATGATTGTAAGGCATTGCTATGCAGTAGTGATTGGTAGCCATATAATCACCCATTTCGCGCATAATCTTAGCCATTATTGTCGCTGCGTCTTCTTTATTAGCTAATTCGGATTCTTTGAGTATCGATATTTTTTGAGTCTCGTTATATTGATGTTCTTTGAACCTGATCACGACGAGGTTGTCTATATCCGTAAGTACCCACCCATCTTTTGAGCGGGTACTTTTTTCTAATCTAAATCTATTATTCATTATTATTATTTATTAATCCAATTACCACCGTCTTTGTATCATGATAGAAATCCATTGTATGTTTTTCTATAACCGATTCAAAGACTCCATCCACTGTTATTACAAGTTCTTCATCGGTAATACGATCTATCTCATAAAAAATATGTTCTTTATGGTCAATAAAACTTCTTAACTCATCTATGTTGTCAAAACGCTCAAGTCCAGGTTTTATAAATTGCTCGTAAAAATCATATTCTTTCCAGCTGTTGTCAAATTCTTCATAATTATCGCCATAGTCAGAAGCATGATTTTCAAACTCTTCAAAAGCTCTATTGCCTGTGCGGTAATAAAGATTCCATCCGTCATGCTTTTCAAATATTTCGATATCCAAATTATTGTCTTTAGCCAATTTTTCAGCCTGCTCGAAGTTGTTAAATCCGATGATAGCACCCTTTATATGAGAAGGGTATCCGCTGCGTTCTGATGTTGTTTCAATGAACTCTAAATTGCTTGAATAAGCGAGTGATCTTAAATCTAACATAATTTTGTGCTGAATTACTGTTGCCACCAGCCTGCGATGCAGGAATTAATTGTTTTCTATTACTTTGATGGTGTAAAGATATAACTTTTTATTTTGCTATCAAATATGATAGCAACAAAACTACATTATATTAACTTTGTTTAATAATTTAACGGTGAAATAATGTTGTATAGCATAAAAATAGCCCATACATTGGCGTGCATGGGCTTAACTTTTAGTTGGTTCTGTTCAAAAAGGCTATTCTTTTTGAGTGTAATTGCATACTATCCACTCTTCATGTTTTTTACGAGTCGTTCTAGCGGCACTAATCGTTCTTTCAACCTTATGTATCTCCCAGCCGTTTTTATTTGCAAATTCTTCTATCGAAGCATACGGAAACATCGTCAGCATAAATTTACCGTTTAAGGACTCAAGTAATTTAAGCAATTCTTCCATCTGACGTTCTCCGAACGTTCCGGTATAATGACCGCAGTTGCTTCCTATATATGGTGGGTCTATAAAGTGAAATGTGTCCGGAGTATCATAAGTGCTTATCACTTTGAGGGCATCACGATTCTCTATCGTTACATTATCGAGTCTATTACATATTTCACTCGTAAAATAGTCTTTTCCATTTCGCATTCTTTTTGTCATGCTTCCCTTTAGATCATAACCGAAAGGGCCGTTTAACTTTGAAGCAAAAGATGTCTTGCTAAGCATCCATACAGCCCATGCTCTTTGTGCGTATGAAAAAAATGATGGATGCGTATTGATGAATGCTGCTAAATCGTGCATATCTCTGCTATGAAGCGTCTTTTCTATCTCTATTTTAAGGGCCTCATAGTTTGTTTTTGCCACCCAGTAAAAATTGGTAAGCTCCATATTGATGTCATTAATTACTTCGCCATCAGACTTTTCTTTTGCGAATAGAACGGCTGCTCCGCCACAGAAGGCTTCTGTGTATAACTTGTGTTTAGGAATTAAGGGGATGATGTGCTTTAACATTGTTTGTTTCCCGCCATAATAAGTAATAGGTGTTTTCATTTGACTTTTATTATTTAATTAGTACTTTTGCACCGCCAATCACACATTAAAAAGAATATGCCAAGCCACTGCGCAAAGGAATTTAGTCCCCAGCTATGTGGTTTGGCATATTATGTTAGTATGTGATTGGCGTCCTACTAACAGCTGGGGACTTTTACATCTCCAGCATCTGTTTATTTATTTTTGAACCTCTATATATCTTAAATATTCTACCTTCCCGTTTGGATTAAAGTTGGTAACTGTTACATTATACCCTTTCAATCCCCAGCGTATGAAGAGGAATTTATGTTTATATACTCTATTTACTATCAGAGATAACGAATCGTGTACGGAATAATAGAAAGAACTATCTTTTGTCGATGCATGAAAATGCGCCCATTTATCCCGATAATCGAAAGTAGAATCTTTCAAGATATACTTAACAGTCCCTTCCGTTTTTACGCCTATATCGGAAGTCGTCGTAATGTCTTTAGATTTTATTCCAAGTTCTTTAGCGGTCTGCATGGTTTTCGGTTGCGTCTTTTGGAATTCCTTTTTTGTCTGTAATATCACACCGCTACTGACAACCGGAATAGAATCATGTAATAGGCTTCTTTGCAGACTATCTGTTAGTATTTCAACGTTTCGTTCATTTCGTTCCGCGTTTTTCCTGAGCGAAATATTGGACTTCGTCAATAGGATAATCGTTATGATCAAACCAATACACACGATAACTTTAGTAAGTAACCATTTCCAGTTCATATCTATTCCTCTTTGATAACTACTTCATGGATCGTTTCATCGAATGCGTCGAGAATGACTTCTCCGACGTGATCTATTTGCATTCTTACAAAATCTTCCGTTAATCTTGTGTCGGGCCATTCGCCCACGTTAACCTCGAATGTTACTTTTAGATGTTTCATGTCAATCAATTATTAATGGTTATAAATACGTCCTCTTTGTTGTTAATCGCATTCTGAATGCGTTTATTCAGTTCATCAGAATAGATGCGTGAGTTTGTAAGTCCGCCTACGATGGTGTTTTTACCAACCAGTAGACAACCTTCCGTATCTTCGGCCTTGTTACCCGGATGAATACGGATAGCGTCGAATTGGGGAACACCGTTAAGGAGTGGCATCACTCGCTTGAACTTGGGAGAGTAAGTCATCGTTATCCGGTAAGTTCCGGCAGGAATGGCCGTCCCTCCGAAAACCTTGGATTCTTTTGTAAGGTTTCTGACTTTATCTTCAAGTGTGTTGCAGAATGGTGTTCCATCAATGGACATTCTACCTATCGTATAGGTTTCTTTCTTCCAAATCCTTTCAACCTTTATTTTCATCCTCTTTTTGTTTTTGTAGTTGTGATATCGCTCCTACTCCAGCGCCAATTGCGATGCCGTATGCCAGCAACTTTTTATACGTATCGCTTACGTCTATCCCGGCTGCCAGTTCGGCCGTCAAGATAGCAGTTGAGATCACGCCAACAGTGGTGGCGATGTTCCTTACCCTTTTCCACAGTTTCGGAGTCTCTGACTTCCAGCGCTCCGAGAGTTTTAATAATAACTTTTTCATTAGTCAACTAGTTTTTTATCGCTCTTCATTTTCATCTCACCATTCATCTCTATGATACGATCGCGCAAGGAATTCACGGATGTATTGATTTTATCCATTTTATCCGAGAGTTCTTTAATGTTCTCTTGATAGATTTCTACTTTGGTATCTGTCGAACTCAATTTATTTGTGGTAATAATGTAATTACCACAAAAGGCGATCAAGATAGTTATGATAAAAGGAACGAGAGAGCCGTAAAGATTTTCCTTGCCTTTCATTTTTTATCCTCCTTTATTATTTTAATTCCAATTTCCGTATGAATAATCCCAAGTTGCACCGTTGTATATAAAATAGTCCAACTCATTAATATGTGCCATGCTCACACTTGACACCGTATTTTCTGCTGCAAATATTAAATACCCATTTCCCTGTATTACTACAGTTCCACTACCGGCGCGAAAAATTTTAACCTCTTGCCAAGGAATCGGATTGCTTGGCAATGACACATACGCGGTATTAGAGTTATTGCATCTGACATAAGTAGTCGTTGGCAATATTGTAAGCGAAGTATCGCTTAATGAAAGATACTGTCCCGTATGAACCAATGGGCCTATATTTACATTATAATTTAAAGGAATCCAATTAGCGCCATCAGATAAAAATTCATATATACCTCCTCGCGGGTGTAAGGTATTAATAGAATCCTGATAACTATCAATCGGATTTTTACCTAATGGAAATTTAAAACCTGAAGCAGCATATATGGTAGTAATTGTTGCCGTAGAACCGATTATCTCGGGAACTCTAATAAACAGATGTGCTCCAGACCATGCCGACGCGATTGGCATATTTATGGTAACATATCCGCCAGAATACCCGCTCGCATATACTCTTATAAAGTTTCCGTCTGTAGAAGGGTTATAATTATAAGTACCGCCACCGGACAAAGGAATATCTTTAAATGGCGTATATAGTGATGATGCTTTAATCATACCTGAAAAATTTCCGTTTCCCTGATATGTGTCCCCTGTTTTAAAATTAAAATATAAATTAGGAGTAAACGAACAATTTGATGTACCCAACTTGGTTGCATCAAAAAGGTCGTAGTTTGACGTTGCATTCCCCGCTGCATCTTTACCTTGTTGAGAATACATATAATCGCCCGAAAAGACAGCACCGCCAAGCAGTGCGAACGCGGCCATGATAATCTTTGTAGCAAGCACAGTCCACTGTTGATAGGCAGTCCAATGTGTCGTTGTAGGATTATTGGCGACATCAGCCGATGGATTTGTCGAAGAATTACCGGAATGAGGATAATCCCATTGATAGACCACATTATCAACGATAATGAGTTGCCCATTTTTGAACGTAAGTCCTGCACTCCATGTCTCGCTTCTTGCAAAGCCGACCGGCAAATCTCTATTCAGATAGATTCTTTTAGTATATACGATGACGTCATTGACAGACAACGTCAATTTAAGATAAGAGACTTTTCCTGATGCTTCGCTATCTTCTACCGATACATTATAAGGAGAATCCGCCACAACATCCGCACCAGAAGTGCCGTATTTCTTTTCCGTATTTTGCAATGATACTTCATTATCCGATTTGTCAAAAGCCTGCCATGCGAAGTAAAAAGGTATCTCGGAAGATAGTCCCGATAGATACGATTTTACCCCACTTGAAATAATATACGGTTTCGCACTGAATGTACTCTTCTGTATATTATTAGCATCCATGGCCACGGCATCGGCATTTGTTTCAATGCCATATTCCGCATTTTCGGACTTTATTGTGATATTCCCTGCTATCATGATGCACTTACATATAATGATATGGCTCCCCCTGCAGCCTGAGTATCTGCAAAGGAAATTGAAGCAGACGACCCCATAAAGGACGCAGCCGTCTCGTTGGAAAGAATATAGTTTGATCCAGCGTTATTTGTCGTCTTGAAATTAAAGGATGTATATACTTCAGCATTATTTTCCTTATATATTTCTCCCGAACTTCTTTTCACTACATGGGGAGTGATGACGGCCGTTTCTCCCTCTCTTATTTGCGAGCCTGTTATTCCTGTCACTGCAAATTGCATTTCAAGAGGATCGCTAGCGTCATATACAGTACCATACGCACTAGCTACTACGGCATTAGATGTAAGTATGTCGCATCTTATATTCATCTGAGAATCCACGTCTCCCACACCTATCGTTACCGTCTGTCCCGAACCTAGCAATACATCTCCGCCAGTTGTTATCTTATACCACTTGATGCTATAACCGCTAAGATCGGTTATCTGTGCTCCATTTAGATTCGCATGAGCCGTTAATACTACCGAATTGTTCGTGTCATTCAAATAGGTGTCTCCACTGGCAGACATATAAAGATCATATTGATTGCCTTCTGTTTCTCCGATTGTTACCAATTGAGATATTTCTGCAAACGAAAGACTTTTCCCTGCGATCTCGCAAGTTCCATTGATAGTGATAATGTCATTATCTGTATTAGAAGAAGAATATAGATTACCTATTATTACCAATGAGGGCATTTGATAAGTATTAGAACCTATCGTGACACTTTTAACAATCTTTTTGAAGATAGTCGTATAACCAGTTGTCGTGCATGCTCCATTTGCATCGAAAGAAAGTGCCACTCCGTTATATGCGAATGTAACGGCGGTTGGTACCATGATAGCTCCAGTATCAGTTCGATTGATATGAGCATATACAAAAGGCTTTGCGTTATCGGACATTGTTGCGAAGTTTGGTATATAAGTCGAAGTCGTCTTATTATACCTTTGAACGAGCGGGCCGTTAATAACCGCTGCATGGCCGTTGAGCGTAGTACCGTTCAACAATGCCGTTAATGAGATAGAACCAGATATTCCCATAATTATTCCATTTTTTTAATTTCGTCTAAACTATATTCCTCATATCCCGAAAAGTCTATTTTACTTTCCAAAGTCTTTTTTACATTCGACGGCACTACGACAGTTCCATCACTTAGTTCTTTTCCGTAATTTGTAAAGCCTATCGCTTCCAAATCTTCTTTTTTTACTAGGAAATATTTCATGTCAATCATTTTTTAGAATCGTTCCTTTGAAATACCATCCCTTATCGTTAATCAATGAAACCCCTTCAATAGGGAGTATTTTTTTTCTGACATCTTCAAAAGAAATATCAGACATCAGGGCTTTCTCGTGCATTTTCTTTTCTATATTAAGGAAGAATAGACAAATGGATGAATGATATCCTTTTATCAACCGAATAATTGATTTACCGTCCTCTTCATATTGAATTTGCATTCTCATCCAATATTTACCATCTCTCTTACTCGGTGATCTTACCTCAAAATCCAAGATATTAAATACTTTATTCTCCAAGTCCTCTATCTTACCAAGAGGAGAGTCCATACGTCTTTTCACCAAAGTGGTGTCAGTAATTAATTCGTTTATATTCATTTTGTTTATAAAATTAGTAGAATCACATCCTTTTAACATACCCATATAAGAGGCTTTAGATAAAGGTTTATGCCAATTTTTCTTTATTCTATCCTTTACACTTTTTCTCAATTTAGTATGTCCTTTCATATATACATATCCAAGAATATCAAGTGGTACTCTTATCGGGGTTGGATGAGCTATTTTTTTTAACTCGTATCCATAATTATACCACAGCATATTTGATATTCTCCAATAGGCGGAATGCAGTTTATCTTTGTTCCCAAATAACACCATGTCATCCGCATACCTTACTTCTTTAAGTCCCATCGAATGTATCAAATTGTCAACAGGTATCATCAATATATGATGAGCAATTGGTGACATAGGCGTACCTATTGGAAGTCCTTTTTCGCACATGGTATATTTCATGAAGAGGTCAAGAAACAATTCGTCCCCATCACAAAATTTCCACGCCTCTCTTCTCATCGCCTGTTCTTGAGTAGATTCATAACAGTGATGTATATCAAGTTGAAGATATCCCCAATAATCGCTATTCATATATCTTTTTATCATGTGATTCGCATCACCTCTTTTATACTTAGAATTTATTCCCCGGTATTGAATGCAATTAAAGGCATCATCAGATAATTGAGAACGAAATTGATCATTGATGCACAATAAGATAACATGCATTATTACCCGATCTCTAAAAGAGCAGATAGATAAATGTCTTTTCTTTCCATCACGAGAGACAATGTCAAGATGTTTATATTTAACATTTTGATAATTACCTTCTCTTATGTAAGTCAATACATCCATTTCGTTCTTATCATTATCTTTTTCAAACGCTATTGATTCTTTTGTCGTTCCACTTTTAAGTGATTTCTTAACAGCCAAATCAATCATTTCTATATTTATTTTTTCTATCATATTCCAAGTTGGAAGCTTTAAAGGCCGAAGCCGATTTCACATCTCCTCGTTCATGTGAATTATCCTAGTTTTTTCGCATTTCTAGCGAGGTCTTTGGAAGATATTTACCTTTGTAAGCCGCCGCCGTAGTTCGCATTCGTATTCGATAGCGGATTGTTCGCATTCAGATACCGACCGGAGCAATTCGTCCAATTACCATTGCCGCGAACTTCCAAAAACCAGATTTCGTCGCTGCGCTAAGCGTTACCTTCCGGGTAAACGCACTTGGAAGCCGCCGCCGGAGTACGCATACGGATACGATAGCGGAGCGGCCGCAGCCAGAGACCGACCGGAGCAATACGTCCAATAACCATAGCCGCGAGAACGATGTCCCATTCTCACTCTTTGCCCAACGGTTCCCGATGAATAGTTGGATAAATCGTTGAACATCGCATTCGTGTGCAAGGAACCTCCCTGTACACTACCGATTCTTGTACCTCTAAAAGGATAGGTATAATAATTACCTACCTGTTTTGTCGTTCCAATTTTACTATAATGCGTAGAATTTTCGAAAGTAAACTTATCACCATTATATTTCGTCACATCCGTGCTCTTGTCTAAAAAGTCCTGCTCGGTACACAGGTAGACATCGCAAGAATTGTTTGCATTACTACCTGCAGTAGCATCTGTAATATTTGCGATTCTTTCTATTCCAGATCCAGCATATTGGAAAATATCGGCCGATACTAAGTCGATACCATATACACAGCTCGATTGCAATAGCACTTCAAGGGTAACAGAGATAGCAGTACCGATCGTGTTATAAGCAGACATGGTTGCGGTGTATTTTTTATATAGGCGGGCATTCATTTCTCCTCCCAGTAAAGAGGTAAATCCATCTATATTTTCATAATAATAGGTCTCGCCGTCGAACGTAAAGTTCGTGTCGGGAGCTATATTATTTTCAACAGCATAGCTCAATGCCATCTGTATCTCTGCTGTACGCATGCGTGGATACTGTTGCGAAATCCAATCACTCCAAAAAGTAGTGCCACCGCTCGTGTTATAACAGAGACCTGTAGGAGTATCTCCCAATTTTGCATACGTCCAATCGGTTGCCGATCCTATTTTATAGCGAACACCTGTCACTTTCCCCCAAGTAGCGGCAGAAACTGCCTCATTGGATGATATACCACCGCCAAACAGGTTTTGCGCGTGCAAATCAACAGTCCCGAACTTATTCATCAGCGCGTTGGTGATATTAAGTAAGTTCCAATCCATCAATGGAGCGAAAGGAACCGTTGCGGCGGTATTGGTATTTTTTGCCATCGCCGCCGTATTAACAGAAAATTGACTTTGATTGACTGCCGGATAACTCCGATCCGAACGCGTAAAGTCAATAATGTTCGCTTTCCCTTTCGATCCGGAAGTTCCGCTATTGAATCCGAAATAGATGAATCTTAACTTTGATTGATAGAGTGTAGGAAGTCCCGGGCATATGGCACACGGTTTTATCTCTCGAGATGCCACTCCTTTTACTGTAAAAGGAGTTTCACTAAATAATGCCACTTGCTCATTGCCTACCTGTGCATTCTCAATCGTGTGTATCGTTTCATTCCATCCATAAACAATATCATAACCAAGGTCTGCTGCTGCTGAAGCAACGATACTGGGAGCCAGTGAGCCATCATCGAATCGGAACCAGTTGTTTTTTTTGAACTTACCCATTATTGTAATAGTGTCGTCAGCATTATGTTTTACAAGATAAGCAGCCAATCTGTTAGCTATCTGCAAACTGCCGAACTGATAGATAGGTACCGTGTTTGACGTTCCACTGTATACCGATCCTTCGAGATTCCATGTGCTACCGACTTTCAATTCGTAATCTGCATATATCTGACCACCTGTCGTATTATTGATCAGTGTCCCCGAATTAAGACCAAGAGTTTCACCGTAACCGATTATCTGCTCTGTCGATCCGTTTGCGGCGGAGAGAAAATACCAAGTGATATTGAAGTATTTTGTCGAATTAGCAATAATTCCGAGACTGTCCGAAAGTTCTATCTTATAACCTACCGTAGTGTTCGAGTTTGGTTTGATAGACATTCCTTGTGTCTGTATGATTTTAGCGGATATCTTATCCGTTATTCTCACCAATATAGAGATGTCTTTTACTAGCGAATTATCCGAAGGAACTGTAGGTATCGATTCACCCGCACCATAATAAGCCGATCTAACTCTAACAGATAATGAATTGAATAGCGATGCATCAAGGATGATGCTTTTTGTTCCAAGTCCTGATATCACATATCCGTCATTCGCATTGATATTCCGATAATTTCCGTTTTCTTTTACTTGCCAAAAATAAACGACGTTTGCGTCAGGAAGCACATCAGCTCCACTATACATCTGTGCATTGATAGCAACTGGCCATTGCGCTCCATTTTTTGTGCAATGCACTGGATTAACGTTGATTAAAGACGGAGTGTCTATTTTGAGCGAATAGTTTTGTGAATCATAATAATTCGTTCGAACGACGACAGACGACACACATGATACTGCCATGTTAGTCCTCGTATCATTGAACGTGAACTTGCAATAAATCTGCAATTGTCCATCCACTGGGATATTCTTTGTGATCTTCAAAGAATAGGTCTGTTCTCCTGATGCCGAAATTTCATAACCGGGTGTGTCATTTAGTATTTCCGCGCCCGCTTCGGGAGTACCGATATACCAATTTACGCCTATCACGGTTTGAGGTCCGTTCGTCATTATCGAGTTCGGATCGATAATATTTACAGTCGGCATAAGTACCAACGGCACGACCGATCTGTCCGCTTCATACTCTCCCGAATTGCGAGAAAAAGTCTGAATCAAGTTCCCTTTCAACACCTTCAATGCAGAGGTGATATATAAAGGGTCTATCGACACATTAACTGTCTTGTTATTCGTTCTCATAAGTTAAATGATATATTATTTGTTATTAGTTGCGCATCTTCTCCTATCGGGATATAGACGTTGCAGGTAAACGTTGCCGTTCTTTTCGTCATCCAATTGCTGCCCATGTCGTCCGTTGTCAATTTTAAATTGAACTTATTCGCCCCGTAAGTAGGAATCCAAGCGTTATCTTCCGGTATATTATCCGTATTACGAATCCATTCGATCGATATGCCTGTAAGGGGCAGTATTCGTTCCGTAATATCCTCGTTTCCATAATAGATGCGAGCAGATATAACCGTGTCCACGAGACCATAAAAGAATTGCCAGCCGTTCGTGGAACTGAAATCAAGAGAATAATTACTGTCTCCCTGTATCATCTGCCAACCGGTTGAGTTCCATTTAGGCTCTTCCGTCGTTTTATCTACTAGACACGCCCATTTGCACCCTAGGTGGTATACAGTGTGCAACTCCAGCACGTTGACTACCGTTCCCGTTCCGGATGTAGTTTCTTTCACGATGCGCCTATATGGCGCTTCGCTAGATGCCACCTGTTCGCTCCACAGTCCCCTATAGACTTCATTAGTCTGTACGATTCCGTTAGCATCTATTTTAAAATAATTTTGGGCAATGATATTTTTAGAAAAGATACACATGTCGTCTTTACCGATCGGTAGATTTTTGAACATATCCAAATCGGGAAGTTTACCGATTGAAAGTGCATAGTTGAATGCTTCCAAGATAGGTTTATACACATTCTGCAAGAAGACGATCCGTCCCTCATCGGTAGATAATTTCCAAAAATCTTGTCTTGAATTTACCGATCCATCTATTGGAGAATCCGTGCTACCTATGCGGATCATGTTCATGCTCACTACAGGTATGTGATTTGTTCCAGACGGTGTTTCTGCTCCGTCATACATTAGTAGTTGAGCCGTGTTATCAGTTGCGTTGACGGATAACACTCTTAAATAAGCAGTATACATCACTGCTCCGATATTATTTACTTTTGGATCGACAACTCCCATCAGGATATCATTTTCATGAAAAGCGATAAAATCATTATCATGCCTTTTTCTGAAATGGACATTATAGGTGCCAGTTGCTATTTCCGTAATAGAATCTATTGTTCCAAATTCCGAAAAGGCAAAATCACCTTCCATCGCCGAAAGTCGATTGTAAATAAGCTCCAATACTTTTAGATATGAACGAACGGATAATGATTCCAACTCCGCATTGCCTTTGTCGTCTATCTTACCCCCACTTCCTGCAACTCCTGAGACAAAATCGTTGCCTATTTCAATTCCTTCTTTAAACGTAAATAGTCTATTAACGATTTCTTCTTTGTTACGATTCAAGAAGTCTTTGAGTTCATCGCTCAGATCATCCGATTTTACATAATCATCCACGATCTCCGCAAAGTTCTGTTTGATCTTGTCGAAGTTGCGCTCCATTTTTTTGCGCACATCCAGTCCGGTGTCGTTCGCACCGTTCCAGGGGGTTATATTTTCAAAAGTTGTATCCATCGTCATTAATTATCAATCCATCGGCCGTTATCTAACCATACTCCATTATCACGCCATCTCCCATCCGCTAGTATCCATAGATGCTCCGCATCCGTGTCGCTTATCTCTACCGGATAAAAGATGCCTTTCCACGTACCTTTGCGTCCTTTCGAATCGAGTGCATATTCTATCGATTCGCATACAAATCGTTTATTCCTGATTTCAAAAACTTGTCGAGTATCATAGATATTTTTATCATAACTTTCCACAATAAGTTTTTTCTTTCTGTCGATCTTGTAATAGGTATTATAAAAATCATCCTTTATCTTTTGCAATCTAAATGAAGCCGCATGAGATACGACATTTTTAGAAGCATCATACCAACTCATATCATCGAAGTACATCTCTGGTTTAACTTCATACAGATTACCCCGACGGTCTATATCATATCTTTTTCCGCTATAAAAAGAGGCGTATATAGTCGATTTAGTTTCACTTTTGGCAACATAATTGATAATATAATCATGTGCACTATCTTGCTTTTCTACTTTGCTATCGGTATTAGCATTAACCTTAGCACAAGTGCACATTTCATATACAGCGTACGTTCCATCAGTATTGATGACGCAATCATTACTATAACCTGGTATTGCAGGCAATATGTCAAGTTCAATTCCTATATCGGTTGTCCCTTCTTTCTGTATTAGATTTTTAAAAACATCAACCTCATACGCATACCAACTCCATAGACGTTTCATGTTGTCCGGATAATCATCAGGGTATTCAGGCTGTTTATAAATATATTTTTTACCCGTGTTAGGATCGGTATCCAACATCAACTTTCGATCTCCAATCGTATCGTTCGTATAGTCTCTGTTAAATTGGGAATAGGTCTCCGAGACAGGGGTACATACTGATTTAATTCCATCCGACAAACGTTGCATTCTATAGTATTCTTCATCTTCAGATAATCCATACCCAATATTAGAGGTAGTATGTTCGTCATCGTCGTCATCAGAGTTGTTTGCATCTAATTCATACGCATCTTTCACATCAATCACATGTACCATAACGGCGGTCTCATAATACTTTGCTTGTGTAATGATATCAACCTTTTTTGTTTTTTTATCAATAACAAAAACAATATTAAAGAATTTCTCAACCTCTTCAAGAAAATCTTTACAGGTCCAACCAGGCAGCATTTTAGAAAACTCATTAGTGCTTACCCCATGATATAAAATTATATCTTGATAATCGGTATTTTTAATTGCATTTTGATTGACCGTATATCCAAGAGCTACAATAATTTTTTCGATGTAAGCAGCTAGATAAGGCATTGCATAAAAATCGACCTTTTGGTTTGGTTTGTATGTTGACGTAGCAACATCTACTAAATATTGATTAATTACCGTACCATCTACTAATGCCGTTGGGAAAGCGTAACCGCGAGTACGATAATCTGACAATGCTGCAAGTTCGCTTTCTGCTGTAACAACTGCACTACCCATATCCAGTGAGCTTATTAACTTGTCCGACCCGATGAAGTAGTTGAGTTGAGAGTTACCACTCACGATCTGAATAGTTACTTTGCTATCCGTCCATTTGGTGATCACTTCTGTTCCATCGCAATACACCCGGTTATCTGCTATCAGGATGACGCGCCGATTGGTGGCGAACGCCTCTTTTTTATTGATGCGTTGCAGAAAGCTATATAGATTCGCATTGACAGGGTTGAGTAGCGACATGGTGCAGTCGTACGTGTATTCGCCGTTTTTTGTGATAAAGGGATTCTCCTGTTTCACCGTCACTGCGAAATCGCTCGATAGCACTACCCTTACTCCGTCAATAATCAATTCTGTCATAATTGCCTTTGTTTATAGGGCAAAAGTACATCCGAGCAGAGCCGAAAAAAAGGACAGATTCATCGCGAACCTGCCCTTCGAAAAAGTACATAAAAAAGAATAGTATAATGTTATCTTGATGCGTTCGACTCGTATGTCTTTAAGTCATTAAGTCCATCTCGTACGTCTGTCATCGATAGCACGATTTTTTTGCCCGACATGGTCGTTAATAGGTCAACCACCTTATCGAGTCTGTTTATTACGCTAGCTATATCTATAGTACTACCATCGCTCATCACAATCGGATTGCCAGATTGATTATTGGTATATCCGCCACTATACTTACCGGCGCCCAATTGCAACTGATTCAGTATAGCCGTTGTGTCGAGCATGCGGATGGTACCGTTCTTTTGAGCGAGATCGATTACCCGGAAGAATCTATTCACATGCGGATTGGCCACCGCTTCATGATTTCCCACAAATTCATCTCCATGCACCGGTATATAGCCACCCACGTCGTGCGGATCAATTTTAGGCGTATATCCTCCGCCCGAATAATCGCCCGAATAACCACCCTCGTACAGACCTTTTGCAGCGTCACGATTGGCCTTTGCGACGGATATTTGTCCTGCGCCTGCAAGTACGGCAGCCGCAGCAGCTGCTGCACCCAATACAGGACCAATTATTTTGATTCCAGCCATCGCTTTATAGGCTTCCATAGCTGTAACAGCGGTAGTAGAAGCAATCTGTAGCACGGCTGTAGCAAACTGCAAGTCGGCATATTTCTTTTTTATCTTATATTGTGCGGCTTCTTTTTGTTCTTCGAGTTTGGTCGTATCTTTACCAGCCTTTTTGGCTATTTTTATCTGATGATCGTATTTTGCATCAGAGGCGATGGTTTCCGCTTCGGCAAATCCGGATATCGCCGAAGATACATTTCCAGACACGTCTGCAATATACTGTGCAGCCTTTCCCCATTTACCTAGTTTGCCATTTAAATAGTCATCATCCAGCTCGCCTAATTTTGCATTGTATTCTTTATCGGAGGCTAGTCCTGCATCATGTCTAGCTTTTAAAAAGGTCAACTCAAGAACATATCGTTGTTTTGTGACGTCAATTCCATTTTTTTCTTGAATGTCGAGTAATGCCGATTGATAATCTTTTTCGATAGCCAGCCGCGCCACTTTATACAACTCATCGAGCTTAAGAGTATCCTGATGGTTGGCTATTAAAATGGCTCTTTGCTGATCGTATGTCTCTTGTAGTACTTTCAGTTTTTCCGCCTTTTCCATTTCCGGACTGGTTAATCCCGATTCTTTTTGGAAATTGGCCATTACGTTCTTAAGAGATTGAAGGGCGCCTGCTCTCGATGTAGAGAAGTCAACTTCAGCCTGTACTATCGCATCATTAGCATCTTTTACGGCTTTTTCCTTTATCTGTCCATTCTTTATTTCTTCGTTATTGACGTCTTCTCCATAACCTTGTAAGATTTGAAGTCTATAATTTTTAGATTCCAATTCATTGGCAGCGACAGTAGCATCATAGGTAGATTGATTTATTGTCCCTTCTGCATATTGTTTAGCCAATTCTTGCTTTTGTTGATTATAATACTCGTCATTGCTTTTAAGAGCTTCATCACGTCTCTCCTCGAGCACTTTTATCTGTGCATCCCCTTTTTGTTTATCTATATCAATCAGAGCTGATTGAGTATCCTGCTCATCTTTGAGCATTTGCGCCTTTTGACCTTTATCTTTAGTCTTTGCCTCATACTTCTTGATAAGTTCAAGCCGTTGTTCCAGGTATTTCTTATTGATTTCAATAGCAGCTAAGTTATATTCATTCTCCGTTTCGTTTTTTTCTTGAGCCGTTTTCTTCAAATTATTCAATTCTTCCAAGCGTTTAGCTTCCATCGTTTTGGTATCATCCTGATACGGGTTGCCTTTTTTGTTTGTCGTATCAGTTAGTAGAGTTTTAGGTTTACCTTTTTTAGGTAGTGGTTTATCCAACTCAAACATTTGTTTATAAAGTCCTTCCAGTTCGTTGTCGAAAACTTTAAGGCCTGTGGTCTTATCATCTTTTCTCGCTGCAATTTCTTTATCATAAGACTCTACTATATTTCCCAAATGTCTAAAGACATTTCCAGAATGCTCATTGATCCATTTTGATATATTATAGACCCATTCCTCGCCCACTGTATATTGCATGGGAGAGTCCATTTCGTCAGCGAATTTTTGTCGGGTATGTTTTACATCCTCTATCTGGTCTTTTATCTTAAGCAGTTTTACATAGCGTTCCAATGCTACAGATGCCTCTGCCGTGTTTATTGTTTCTAACGAAAGTTTATCAATATAATCCGGCATTATGTCATTCAACCTATTGATGGCATTTATTCTGTCTTTTTTGCTTGCATTCTCATCTCTTGCGATTTTAAGAAGCATTTGTATATTCGTTATCTCATCGCTCTGGTGAGATTCCGATTCTTTTTTGGATTCATTAAGCAAATCGTTTGCCCTTGTTACCGCATCCGTTTTTTCTTTGACATCTGCATAATATCCCGCCACAACTGCCATTACAGCTATTACGGCAGTCCATGGATTAGCTGCTATTACAGCATATAGTATTTTAAATGATTGTACAACGGCAGTGTTCCAGAATATTTTCACTTTATCGGCGATAATGGAAGCATTGACGGCAACCGTATAGAATACCAATGCCGTAGTTAGCATTATAATGCTCGTCTTATGCTCAACAATAAATTTACCCGTCTCAAGTAGCGTTCTACCCACCGATGTCATCAACGATTGTGATTCGGTAATGAGGGGAAATAGCTTTTCGCCTAATTCCACTTCTAAATCATGTATTGCCTTTCTGTTTTTCTCCAGTTGCGCTTGGGGTGTATTATTTTGGATGTCATACTCCTGCGTTACACTGACAGCATCTTTATATGCTTTTGTAGCTTTTTCTTGCTCTGATCTTATCAACTCAATATTGCCGGATAAAGCAGACAATACCTGATTGGTGCGCTGTCCATCCAACCCTAACGATTTAATGACAGGAGCCATCTTTGTAAGATCGCCATATTTAGAAAGCCCAGACAGGAAGCTAAGCATTGCCGAATTTGCATCGGTCTTAAGCATGCCAGTAAATTCTTTTATGCTGACTCCCGCTATCTTCGCATATTTTGTAGGTTCTTGAAACATTTTAAGCGTCAATTGCTGGAATGCTGTCGAAGCTATTTCGGACTCCACTTTGTTTTGGTCGAGAACCGAAGCAAATCCGAGTAAATTGGCCTGCGAAATATTAGCTTGATGACCGACACTACCCATTCGTCCCAAAAACTCTGCCAAATAAGGCTCTGCGGCCGACGAACTCTGTCCTATATAATTAATTGCCGAACCGGTTGACAACATCGCTTTTTTAAGCCCAAGCCTTTCGTCCTCACCGAACATAATGGCGAGTTTACCGATATTTTTAATGGCATCCTGTCCCAAGTCCTCACCAAGAGATATATTAATTTGATTGCCTGCGTCAACGAAATCTTCAATATTCTTTTTCCCATCGATACCCAATTTACCGGCATCACCCGCCAATGCGTTCAATTGTTCACGAGCTGTTCGGGTGTCCATTTTTTTGAAATCCTCATTCAGCTCCTCCACTTCTTTTTTGGTCATGTTAGTGTATTTTACGACCAAACTCTCCGCCTCTTCCATCGCGGCGTATTCATCCGAATATTTGTTTGCTTTGCTGAATGCACTTATGATAGAAAAAACCGTAGCTGCAACGGTGGTAGCGTATTTATTGATAGAACTAGTAACATTGTCGAACCATGAAGTCGTAGAGGTCGCAACTTTTTCGAGCGAAGAAGATGTGCTTGAGGCTGTTCCTTTCAACTCGACTATTCGTGCTTTGACGGCATCCAACTCTTGCTTATACAACCGATAATTTTCCGTATCCGGACGCATCTTGGATAGTTCCAAATTGAGCTCTTTTTGCCGCTTTACCAACATTTCCATGGGCATTTCGGTTATCTTCATGTCCGATGCCAACTTTTGATAAACACTTTCGGCTTCCTGCACCTTTTTGAGTTGCGCCGCAAACTCCGGCGTACCTTCTTTTAACTTTTTGAGCGCTTTGCTCTCATCATTGAGGGCTTTTTTTGCCTTTTCGATATTTTGCAGCGTCTTATCTTGGTTCAGTTCGAACTGAAGCTGTACTTTATCTATCCTGAGTGACATAATCGTATATTTATATTAAATTAAAACTGATTGAGCAGCCATAAAAGCCCGAATAATTATACTCCCATTCGAAGTGGAAGTTACCCCCGAACCGTGCCGAATCGCTTAATGAGCAGGCATATTCGTTGCACGAAATACACAGCATCAACTCGTCTGCCAACTCGCCGATCTGCTCGTAAAACAAATCCAGCTCGGCATCGGTCATGGTCGACAAGTCACGCTTCTCGAGGATGAATAGCAGACATGGATGTGTCGGATTCACGGCATTCTCTTCCGCATTGTTCACGTCGACTGAGGGATACTGTCCGCCCACGATGATACCGGTCGTTTCCGCCAGTTTTTTACTGAAACTGGTTTCGTCTGCCGATAGTATCGGCACGATATTCACCTGCCTGTCGGCAGGTTGCTTTAGATTGATGTCCGCCAGCATGTCGGCCAACATCTGCTTGTATTCCGTTATCTTAATCATGACTTACTTTTATACATTTTCATCAATTCTTCGGCCTTATTAGCGTCGTCTACCAATTTCATCAGGATGCGGAACAGTTGCGTTTCGTCCACTTCTTTGGCTGCACCGAATACATGGCTCTCAGCCACCGAAAAGAGAATGGAGTTCATACCGATGAAGTTGTCCGAAGGCGTTTCTTTTTCGCCGGCAAATATCTTTGCGAAGTTCACCGTGTTGCCATCGATGATAAAATCGCCCGCCATGAGGTAGCGCACGAAAGCGGTAAACCACAGATAAGCATAATATTTGAGCCATTCGGGTAGCCGCTTTCCCAACTCTCCATAGTTTGTGTTCGCATTGAACAGCACATGGCGCCCCGTCTTTTTATCTACCGTCCGATAGAGCACGCCCGCCATGCGGTCGAGCGCATACACATCGTCGTTCTCCGCCAGCGCATTGTACAGCATCAATAGGTAGCGAAACTCCCCGAAGCTAATATCACCGCCATAGCTGACAGGCCCCTGTAGCTTACCGAAGTCCTTTATCAGGCATTCGATGCAATCGTAGTTCATCACCGCCGCCTGCAGAACATCGTCGTAGCTGATTGCCCAGTCAAGTGTCTTAGATGCACCGTCTACCAACAACAGGTAGTCGATCGTCTTTTCCTTTCGTATTCCTCTCCACGAAAACACCTGCGAAGTAAAGATGTGCTTCACGTCCCGAAGCGACAGTCCTTTATCTTGCTGCAGCATCAAGAATAATTTGAGCAGGCATATCGTTTCCCTGCGTGTAAGGCTCTCCCAGCTATTAGGAAAACCTACTTTGTCGGATAGTACTATTTTCGTCATAATATGAATTGATTATAAGATAAGTGTTTCGTGTTCAGGATTGGCCGGCGTGAAGGTGTAAGTCACCTCTTCCATCGTGCGGCGGTTGGTGCGCTTGAAACTATACTTCGATACCACGATGTTAACCCAGTCCGTGCCGCACAGGATGGATGCTTGCATTGCTCCTGCCAGGTCGTGAAATAGCAGATAGTCCGACTGCATGAAAAACACTCCCGACGAAAGCGTAAACGTATCTTTCGGGGTGATGCTCATGCGGCGACTTTCGCCGTCTATCTCCGCTACCTCGTCCGTCGAACCGCCCTCAATGGACAAATCGCCCCGCATGATAACCGTCTCGGGGCAGTCGAACATATTTTTGTAGCGCACCAGCGAATAGCCGTTGTTCGAAGTTGCATCGACGATGAACAGCATGCTCTCTCCACAGCTCACCACGTAGCTGTCGTAGTCCGATGTACCGAATAGTGTCGAGTACGATACATTCAATGTTGCTACCGTGGGCGTGCTAGTCGCTGTATGGACCACCACCACCGTGCCCTGCACCCCATTTTTGGATGGTGTAGCCTTTACATCCACACCGGCAGGTATTACTGCCGTAAGCCATTCCATCGCATCCGGTCGTGTCATCTTGGCGTTTACTCTCGATAGAAAACCACCGGTGGCGAAAAGTGCGGCGGCATCTTTCTTCGTGGCCATGGTCGAAAAGATCATCGTGCTGCTGCATGTCAACGTGTCGTTAATATAGAATTCGAACACGCCATAGACGTTCGGCTGTACTGTCTCGTCCGCTCCATGCCATACACCCCATAGTGCCATGCGGCAGATGTTACCCAATCCTCGAATAATAATCCGACGATCGCCATCGGGAGCGTATGTTTCGTCGAGAATCTTTTTGCCGGCAAGTTTCACGGTAAAACTGATGCTCGCATCGCTGTCTATAATGAAATCGTTCATCATCGAAGCGAAGCAATAAGTCTGCGGTTGTTGATTGATCGTCATAATATAAAGTATGGGTTTTCTTTGTCATTGTCTGGAAACAGCTTGTATTCTCCTTTTCCCTTTACAGCTACCTTCATGTCGTCGAGTACCTTTTTGGCCTCACGCTCCAGGTAGCGTGTATAATTTGTTATCTGTCCGAAGGATATCGATTCGCCCTTATACATGCCATCCGTCGATAGGTTGCGTTGAATGACGCCTCGGGGGATAAATGAATACAGTCCACGCGAGAACGATAGGAACATCGTATAAAGTACCAGCGCGTTGGCTGCTTGGTCTAATCCATCGGGGTGATCCGTCCCTTGCACCGCCGTAATCATCTCGTCAAACTTATCCTGGCCCAAAGCGGGTTCGATCCAGCGACGTTGCGCTTCGGCGATGAGTGGCACCAGCTGCATAAAGATGCGTGGCGAGTCGATGGTCCAATACTGCGAGAATTTCTCGGCATTGGGAAGCAATAAGTCTTTCAATCCCATGCGCGCCTTCTGCGTAATCCATTCGGCTATTTTTTTGCGCTCAAGATACTCCAGCAAATTGTCCACACCTTGATAGTAATCGTCCAGCCTTATCTCATCATCGCGGTTGAGCTGCCATTCCCACGGCATTTTTTCGTGATCGGCATCTATCTTCACATGCCGTCCGTTGTCTTCATGACCGATATCGTTGTGCCGGTATAATTCCATCGTCGCCTTTACAGCCACCGCATATTGCACGAGTGCGAGCAGTTCCGCATCGGACGTTTCTGCTGTAGCATTATCATAACTTGCTTGTGCGAGAGCTATGATTCCGTCGCCCACGATGCGCTTTAGTCCGAGGGTAGCTTGCATGAGGAAGGGGAACAACTTCGTAAAGTTGCTATTCGCATAATAATCGCCGGTTATCTCGGCTATTTCTTTCGATGTTTGAAAAATCATAATTTATAGAGTTAATTGATTGCCTTCAAAAGTCATTAGTAGCGGTTGATAGCAGCGGTGGTACTCGCCCCGATCGAGGTCTACAAAGTTGAGCAGATCGTCGGCATGTGCCACTTTTTCCGCATTTGCTTGCTTCGACAGCCGAGCCCGGCTGATGAATACCACACCCTCGCTCTTGCGGCGCTTCATCGAATATCCCATGAAAGACATGGAGAATTCTCCGCCCTTTTTTGATATGCGGCGCATTTCGGTTATTGCTTCAAATACGTCCATGGCCATTACATATTATTCGTTGCCCGATCGGACGCCGTTACGTTATCTTCTTTGTTGATGACCTGACGGTATAGTCCCAGCCGTATGTCGCGCTTGCGTGGGAAGTTTATCGCGATGGCATCATTGATTGCCTCGAGTACGATTTCTTCCGGAATGGTCGTATCCGCTCCGTAGAAAATCTTTAGTGCATAGAGCATCTGCGAACCGCTATCACCTTTCCCATCGATAATGATGTTGGCAAGTGCGGGGTTGATGCCCAGTCCGCTAGTCGTGCTCGAGTCGGCTATACGGCTCACCTTGACCTGCGCCTCGATATATTTGTCGATGTTCATTTCGATAGGTTCTATCTTCCACGATTGTTCCTTTCCGCTCTGCGGATCGACAAAGTCGACGGCGGTGAAAAACTTACCGGCATTCTTCGACCCCGCCATCACTTCGGCAATGTTCTTCACCACTTGTTCGCGCTCCGCGTTGAGTAGCGCATCTATCTCCGTGTTGGAACGCGATGCATCCATCTCGATAAGCTTTAACCGCTTATCTTCCCAATACCCCGCAGGCTCGTGCACGATGTAGGCGCCTGCCATCATATTTTTGTTGAGTGCCTTTATGATTTTAGGCAGCTCGTTGGCGTTTTCCATCCACGGCAGTGAACCGAGGAAGCTACTCACCGCATAAAATTGACGGCCGTACGAGCGCAGGCAGTGATAGCCTATCGAAACTTCGGACGCCGTCGGGTTATATTTGTCGAAAGTGGGGTAGAGGTAAATGTCTCGTTGGCGGAACGATTCCAAGTCGCCCACTAGAATCTGCTTGACACTGTCGAGATTCTTAAACCCGGTGTCGGGCCATACCAGCCTGCAATCCTTGGAATGCAAAACCTCGAGAGACGAAATCCACTGACGGCCGATGCGCACACCTTTGCCGGCACGATACTTTACGAAAATGCCTCCCATGTGATTGTACTCCACAATGGCATCGCGAATGAAGCGGCGGTAATCCCATGAGTCGAGCCAGTCCTGAATCTGTGCATCATCGCACCACTGATGGTTCACTTCGTTGTTTTCAATCGCCGTCCGATAGAGTTGTGGCCCTTGACCGTATATCAATCCCGCTTTGCGGAGCATCACCCCGGGGCCGAGATTGTTTTTCTCGAGCAGGTCGCGCACCAACGTTGGCAGGTTGTCACTATTTCCCCACGGAACGACACGGACGCCCGCCACCGTTGCCGGATCACTGTCCCAAGAGGAGGAATCGAGCGCGAAGAAACGCTCCATTGCATCGTCGTCGTAGTTTGACATGCGGATAGCATACGTACCCACCTGTGTGTCGACTATTGAAAGTCCCCCGATGCTATGCACCGGTTTGTTTTCTGCCTTTTTTGCCATATCAGTTAAATGTATTTTCGATTTGTGATTTTATTCGTGCTATTTCTTCATCACCGAGGTCGTACAGGAGCGATGCCACCAGTCGGCCCAGTCCGCCGTACATGGTACGGGCATACCACTTGTTGTTCTTCGCGACTGTCTTGGTGTTCTTCTGATAGTCGTATCCCAGTTCGCCACCGGCAGGATTGTAGAACACGTTCTTGATACGCTTCTTCGTTTTCCGTTCCTTCAATCCCCACATCATGCGATTGGTGTTTTGCGTCCAGTCGTTGCGCTTCTTTCTTCCTTCGTAGGCGGCGATATCGAAAAAACGTCCATAGTCCAAGAATTCAAACTGCAATTCATATCCGTTGCCTATGTTCACCACGTTGTACTCGATCGAGTCGAACAGATCATTCGTGCGTATATGCTTATACTTCACCAATTGCGTGAGGAATAACCTTTTGAGCCAATCGCCGTGCTTATCAAGTTCTTGGCGGATAAATTCCAGCTTTATGTCGTTCTCTGTTGCCATGTTCGCTATTTTTATACAAAAATAGGTCACGGATAAGCCTATAAAAAGGACAAAAGCGGGCACAATCTTTGTATAGGTGCAAGCAAGTTGAGTTATGATGCTTAGCAACACAACTCAGTCAATAATTACTGCTACGTATGATATGCATACTGAAACGCTAACATCGTATAATGCATCGTAAGACAAACAAAATGCAATCGCTTTTTTTTGTACTTTAATAAAATGTGCGTACATTTGCGCATCAAGAATATTAAAACAAAAAGGATATGTGCAAGCTAAAAGAATTCGGACGTTTCATAAAAGACGGTTTCACTACATTCGGAAAAGCTTCCCGTGGACAATATCAAAATGAATCTGAAAGTATTTCGGAATTCAAGGCCGAACTGTTTAAGGAAAAGACAAAGGCAGACGATAAAAGAAATTTGAAACAAGACCAAAAGAATATAGGAAGCGATGTTCGCAAGTCTTTGGACAAACTCGTATTGAGATAATGGGGAAGCAAACACTTAGGAACAGGGAAACCCAAGTATCTACCAATGACGGCATGGGCAAACAGATAGAACAGACATTTACTGTCGATGACAATTGTTTGCCTAGCGCCCAAGAGTTGGAGGCCTATAAGCAAATTGATCCTCAAATTGTTCAATATTTAATTGACGCATCCGTCAACGAACAAAAACACCGTCATCAAATAGAGGACGCCAAACTTAAAATGATTGCAAAGTCAGACAAAATGGCCTCTCACATCAACTCTTTAGGAATGTTTTATGCGTTCCTTTGCGTGGTGGTCATTTTTTCAGTTGCAGCATTGGCGCTCTATTTGGATAAACCGTGGTTCGCAGGCATCTTTTCTCTAACAGGGCTTGTTTCGGTAGTTTCGGCATTTACGAACACCCAAAACAAGAAAACAAAAGAATAATAAAATACATCATAAAAAAAGCCCGCCGCATCTTTACAGACACGGCGGGCTTCGCTATCGAGTGATTGGCGTCCTACTTCGTTATACAGTTTCTGAATCAAAAAGTTTTAGTTGCCGACGCTCGTAGTCGAAATCGTCCATGGTAAGCTTACGCAACTTCTGCAATTTCTGATCAGCATTGCTCAATATCGTTTTTGCTTTGTTGAAATTCGACTTTGCTTCTTCTACAATATTAAGTTGCTTGTCTATTTCATCCTGTTTCTGCTCCACAAATGTGGCTTTATCTGCAAAATATCGATATAAAGCTTCATAACATTCCTCTTGGAATCTAATTAAGTTTGGGCGAGCCGATTCATCCACATTGTTTGGGTTGATAGTAAAGAGCCATCCGAATATATATTTGAACGGCAAACAGAACATTTCATATTCTTTTCCATCTTTCCCAGTTAGGATGCTAAGCGTCCCAACTGAAGATAAAATTGGATGGGAAGAAATCTTCTCGCGTTGCGGTCTGTCCGTAATCCCCAACGCTTCGCAAATAGGCTTGATTGCAACCAATTGTTCGTCACTTGTCGATACGATATCGACATTGTTTACTCTCGTAATAATTTTTGTATTCATAATTATAAAAAAAAGATTAGCATACAAATATACATTATTTTTCCAACTTCTCCCAAATGTCAGCCATGATCTCTTCGACGTCGGAAAGCGATAAATCGAAATCAATTTCCTTTTCGGGGTTATCGAAGCCGAGGTTGAACAGGCAAAAGTCGATGGCATAGAGACGGCCGTCGAACACGGACGAACGCATCTCGATGTTCCAACCTTCACGATCCACGTTGTCTCCGCGTTCGCAGCGACCGGAATTGGCATCTTTGAGATAATCCATCATAAGGTGAGTGGCGGTGCGAATCAGTTCGTTGAGCGCGTCGACACTTTGCGATTCTTCGTCCGTCATGTCCTCGAACGTGTAATATACACGGCGGGTAACGCCGTGCAGGGCGAGTACGTCGTGCCGGATGATGTGCAGTATACCTCGATTGGCAACCGGATAACGTTTGCAACTTCCGAGCACACTGCGTAGTTCGGTGATGGCGCGTGCAAGCGATTTATACTCTTTACCGAGTACCTCTTTTATAGATAATACCTCATTAACTTGTTCATTCTCTGTGTTAGACATAGTCGCGCTGTTTTGTTCTTTTAGATTTTCCATGATTTTTTTTTAATTAAGATTTTTTATTCATTTCATTTTTTTCTGCCTTTTTGGCCCTGTAAAGGTAAAAAGCAGAAACGAAAACCACAACCGGTATAAACAGCGTGACGACCATAAACAGGACGGATAGCGCATAATAACGATCGGACTTTGTACGAATTTGGCACATATATGCCAATGAGGATGCTCGCTTTTTGAGCGAGGAGAACAGGCGGGATAAATTCCCAAAAATACGATTCGATGCGGATGGTTGGGGAGCAGGTAGCGCCCCGATGGAATTCTTTTTCATAGTAGCCCTCCGTAATTGATCACCTTAAAAGATTTCAACTTAGGGGCTCCAATAGGCGTTGTTGTAATTTCGCCTATCAGCTTGTCATCTTCAAAAAAACAATCAAACCATTCATCAAAATAACTTTGATCATTCAATAGCTCTTGAATATCATTTTCATGAAAAGGTTTATCCCCATAAAACTTTTTGAGTTCAATAAACCGTGGATCATCCCCGGCTATTACAAGCGTTTGAGGAATATCCTTTTTGGTTTCCTTGACAATTGCATTTGGGTTCCATTCCCGATAGGAACGAGCACAATGCACTTTGATTGTGTAAGAAATTACTAATAATTTCATTTTAGTACTGGTTTGACATTATAGACAGAAAAACGGCTGCCATTCCCCGTCGTCAAACCAGTACACTCGCATCCCGAAGGAGCAAAAAATACAAAGGAAGGCAGCCGCTATATCGCGACTTTTGGGCATAAAAAAAGCCCACTGTTCAAAATGGAGCTGTAACCGCGCTCGATCGGGTATGCATCCGCATACTGGTTTGACGTCAGCAAATATCAGAAGAATATTTAGAACCGCCAAATAAAAATGAAATTATTTTTGCAATTTATCTAATATTTTATAGAACTCATCTTTGTAGATAACCCTTATAAGGCTTCCGCCCGCTTTTACTTTTTCCAGCTGAGAGAGCTTTCCTGTTCCGGTTATATCTCCTACAATTATAATATCTGTTTTTTTTGAGACACTATCCTTTTTTCTTCCTCCGTATGTTATATATAGAAGATCCTCTAACTCTTTTCTATCATAAAACCGTTCTTTAAATAGACCTGTAACAACAATTTCCTTTCTAAAAAAAGGTGTATCCTTATTTTTAATAGACTCATCAGGGAGAATAGGATATTTTTCACTTCTCTTGTACCTCTCGTTCTGTCTTTTCTTTTTTGCTTCTTTACGTAGTTCAAAATAGTCTTCGCCTTCATAACATAATAATAAACAAGCGCAAGCCTTTGCGTCAGCTAATGCATCATGTTTATTCCCTTGATCAATACCATGCTGTTCACAACAAGTTTCTAGCTTAGAATGGAAAAGCCCATAAGTATCTATCATGTTATCCCAATCGAGTCCGGATAAATGATAATATTGCATACACTGCTTTATAACGGCCTGATCCATACTTTTATTATGACATACTAAAACGAGCCCCTCTACAAATTCAATTATTCTTGGAAACAGTTCTTCAAAAGTAGGCGCACCCTTTACCATATCCATCGTAATATTGTGAATTGCTATATTAGAAGGAAGTTTACCGTCTGGAATAGGTTTAATCAGAGAATAAAAGGTGTCGACCATTTCACCACCTTTTACTTTTACCATACCAATAGAACAAGCACTTGTTCGTAACTCGTCCATTGTTTCAAAATCAACTGCAACAAAATTTTGATATTTCATAATATAAATTATTTAGTTAGTACTTACCAATTACTTTCTTGTGCCTGCGTTGCTTGCTTTGCTGCATTTTCAAAAATAGAAATCATAGCATTGCTTTCTTCGGAAGCTTTTTCTTTCATGTCATCATATATCTCTTTTTTCCATTTTTTTGTGGCAAACATTATCTTTATATCTGGACATTCAATATCTGAATATATCACACCCCAATCACAGGGAGATGCATTACTAAATCGGTCTGATTTATGTTCAAAATCAAATATCGATATTTTAAACCTACCATCTTTGCATGCAATATTGATAGTATACGAAATAACACCTCTATTAATGTTACCTGCGTTCTTCTTTATACATTTATATATAAAAGAAGTTTTCACGGTCAAAGACTTGTTCTCTTTATCTCTTAGTTGTATTACTTTATCAGGATGATTAAAGGCATTAGTTAAAAACGTTTCCAATCTTTCATATAACTGTTTATCATTAACGCCATCGACATTAATCACCTTGGAAAACGACAAAGGCGTTTGCGCTGAAATAAAATTCATGCTGCCTAATAGCAGCGATAATATAAATAAAACCTTTTTCATAATAAAAATTTATTAGTTAGTCCACAAAAATACGAAATGTAATTAAATAATCACAAAGAGAGGCACATTAAATCCGTTTTTGGCAGGTAAAAACACTTATCGAAGCCTAAATGGCACGAAAAACAGGCGAAAACGCCCCTAAATGGATGAAAATAATACGAAAAGGGGCAATAAAAACACAAAATGCAGCCTTTTTAGAACGTGTTTTGGAAATTTTGGGGCGTCTTTTGAGACAAAAAACACGACGGAAAATTGTAAATCGCTAAAAATAAGCAATTTGGTGGGTAACAAGAAAAAAAACGAAAAGACGTTGACGCAAAGATGTCCGAACCGCGCAGAGTTCGACCTGCCATTGCAGCCTCACAGGCAGGGTGGAATTGTGATTTGTTAACCTTCTACAGCATACTGTAGGGCATATCAAGGTGTGGAACACTCATTTCGGATACCCCACACGAGCCTTGTAGGGCGGGCGATGTGTGGAACAGTCGTGGAACAAACGTGAAACAATACGTGAAACATCGTGGAACAATGGGCATTGCCCCTGACACACGGCTGCTGCATGCCATCCACCCATGAGTGGATGGACGAGAGCAGCGCAGTGGATGGTATGCCATCAAGGTGGGCCAAGATAGGTGAAGATGAGTGCCACCTCGTGCGCATAGAACGTGTGCCTATACTTATTGTAGTGCAGCGCACGCAGGCGCATGCACAGTTCGTCGTTGTGCCTGATCCACGACACGAGCGTCTTGACTGCCGAGCGTGGCGATGTATGAGGCAGGTACATGCAGGCAAGCTCTTGCTTGGCATAGACCTTGACAGGGGGATAGTGTAGTAGGTTGTCCATAGTCGATTGTTTGATTGATATATAAGTGCAAAGATAATGAATACAAATGCGGTATAAAAGCCCACCATTGCCTATTTAAAGCGAACGAAGGCAACCATAAGTCCGCATGCCTACCGTGCCTGCACGTACCTTTGCATCATACCAATTAACAAACAAAACGATTATGGAAACAGAAACAAAGAAGACGGCACGCAACAGAGTAGCGTATGCGATGCCGATTGTAGAGAACAAAGTATTCTATGTAGCGGTACAGAAAGCCAACCCCCAAGACCGTAAGACAAAGAAATACTACGCACAGGTGAGGCACTCGGGGCGTGTAACGATAGACACGTTGAAAGACAACATCGCCGGGCAATCGTCGTTGAGTCGTGGCGATGTGGGCAACGTGCTCGATAACCTGATTGAAGCCATATCGGCACATCTGCGCAATGGGCGCATCGTGGAACTGGGCGACTTGGGTAAGATGTACATCAGTGTGAGTAGCAAAGGATGTGTAGATAAGAAGGAGTTGGCATCGGCCAACATCTGCAAGACGCGGTTGAGATTCACGGCAGGCAGCAGACTGAAAGAAGTGATGAACACTCTCTCGTTCATGCGGCTGACGGAACTGAAGAAAGACGACGGAAAGGCAACCGACAACCCGACGAATCCCACCAATCCGAACGGCGGGCAATCGAGCGGTGAAGACATGGGATAACACGCACGCACGGCGTGAATAACAAAAACGCTCCTGCCTACACATCGCGTGCCGGCAGGAGCTACCCTTTATTTAATCTCACAAAATGGTCTCTTTAATGCTTGCCTTGCGAGCGTCCCCACACCTTGAGCCAATCGGAGCGCATGATAAAATACTTGAGCGCATCGGTGAGGTTGGTCGATTCCTTGGCCAGTCGCGCAAGCGGCAACTTATCACCCGTTTTTTGCTTGACGATGATGTTGGCACCGTCGCGGTTGGCAGACGTCTTGGTGCGGGTAACTTCCATCTCCGATTTGAGGTTGGGGCAATTGTGCCTGTCTATACGCAAGCGGAATAGCAGGTCGTCGACATTGCCCGACAACACATCCATCATAAACCGATACTCCAGGTTGCTGCTTATATTGCCCTGTCCTTTAGATAATAAGACAACCGTCCAGCCGGTGGCATTCCCCTCGGCATCGCGCTCGATGTTCTTCTTTATTTGCGTTGCCATATCGGCATTGCTCTGGTGGTAATTGTTCATACTACGATCGTAATGCAAGAATAGCGTCTTGGTGCGCATGGGTTTGAAATAGCGTATAAACTCATCGGCCAATTGGCGAACACCTGCAGGTGGCAGACTATATAACTCTTTGAGCACGAAAAGGTCTTTCCCTTTGCGCTGCCCGAACACCATTGAAAACATGTTGCCGGCATCCATACCCGCCTCGAGAATGCTTCCGGTGTTGAGATAGCGCAATACGGTACAATCTTCTTTCCAGCCATACGGATGGCTTTCGATGACCTCGTTGCGATAACCATCTGAAAAGAAGTTTGCCTCGCATAGGTTGGGATAGAACTTCTTATTCGCTTCGATTTTGGGAATGATGGACAGCACATTAGCTTCTACACCCTCGAGTTTGTCTTGAAGTTCGCTATCGAACCAATCAGCGCCGAGAATATCGGCATTGACATAGCTGCTCACCATGGTGAAGAACGACAGACCTTTGCGCGTCTTATCCCAACGCACACGCCACCGTTCCATATTTTTTTGGGCATTATCACGCCGTCGGCGAATGACGCTTAACTGCTCTTCGGTGAGTTCGCCTGCCTTTTTGCGCTCGAGTGCCTGATCGTATTCCTGATTGTAGGCTACGTATGTCTGCTTGGTCTCATTATAGACGAACGCGCAATTGACGCATAGCAGAATCTTTTCCTTATCGTTTTTCTTCCCCATCTTGAGAATCCATTGATCCTCTCCGATGTGGTTTTCGTTGGGCATATCGGTGGTGAACGTGCGACTGCGATACCAGGGAGAATCGCCATATTTGGTACGAAAGCCACGGACGGCTTTCAAAAGGTTGGTTATCTTTTCTTCGGGGAAATACTTTACTTCATCGCCAAACACCCCTACATACGATGCACCGGCACCGATGGCGGGCCTATCTAGCGAAACAAATGTCAGGTTGAATCCATTCGCAAACACCATGGTCTGCTTGAAGTCACGGCGCTTATTGTACATGCGATCGCGCCACGCAAGTGGCGGTATCTCGTTCATCACAAAGTCGCGCTTCTCCTGCAACCCTACCATGGCCAGTCCCTCGAGCAGAGATGGAATAATATTTTTGTGTAAATCGGAAAAGGTATCGGCTACCCAAACAAATGGCGCACCGGGCATATCGTACATCGCTTCTTTGAGGCGGGTAGCCAATACGGTAACCGTCTTACCGGTACCACGCCCAGCGATAGCGTACAGGAAAGTAGGCATCATGAGGCAGACGAGTTGCGCCCACCAGTTGGACCATCGAAGGTCGACGTTTTCAGTCGATATCTTGAGTTTTTTCTTCTGTGTCATCGAGTATTCTTGTGAAACTAATATCCTTGGCTCTGGCGTCTTGTTTGAGACGTTCTTTCTCGCTCATGGAGATATCGGGTATCGCATCGATTTGAGCAGCCAATTGCTTACGATCCTCACACGGTAGACCTATCATGGCGGGGTCGATGGTCCAGATGGTGACCGGCTTAGCGGGCGGAATATCACGCACCTTTTCGTCGGGTTTGTCGAGACCTTTTATCTTGCATGCCTGCTCCATGAGCCGTCCGTATACTTCCATGTCTTTTGCGCCGGTAGCATTACGCAACATAACGGTAGCAGCTGCACGAAGTTCCTGATACATCTGGTTGCGATGTGCCTTATTGCTGATGGTATCGTCCTCGAAAAAGAGATTGACGGCTTCGTCGTACATGCGGCGTGCCGTGCGGCGGGTACAATCGAATGGCGTATGCATGAACGTGACAATCGTTTTGTTTCGTCCATATTTGCGCGACATGGTTATCATCGTATAGAGGGCGTTGTAATACTCGAGACGGTCTCCAGCGAGATCGTCTCGATCGGAAGATTGCAGATAGTCCTGCAACTCATGAAAGTAACTTTTATCGAATCTGCTCATTCCTCGTTAAATATTACTTCGTCCAACGTATTGCGAAATTGCTTATCCGCTCTTTTTTTATCCAGTCGAATGGCTTGGAACGCATTCGAATTGTAAGTGTCGGAAATCATCTTGAATCCCTCTTGCGCTTGTTCCTTGAGCACGCCTGCCCGATAATGCAGTTGCAAGGGCGAATCGATCATGTTATAATATCGCCGGAACTCGCGAGGATTGACGCAATAATACAGTGCGATCTCTTCGACGGAATAGTTGAGAGCTGCCAACTTCTCATAGTCCGCCCAATCGTTCTCACTTACACGATCGTACCACGACGGTAGTGACCATGATTCTTGTGGTTCGTGTAGTATCAATTCGTTTTCTTCGCTCATTCCAGCAACTTATTAATGAGGGCTAAATCATCCTCATATTGTTTTAACTTTGTCCGCCGCTCGGTATCGAGATGCGGTTTGTCGTTCTTTTCAATCTGCTTGCGCACCCGCCAGATATTATACTCTACATTGCGCTGTTCCTTGACTAATTCTTTGATGCTCATGCGGTGAATTTCTGCCGAACGCTGAAAGCCTCGAAAGATGGGGTGCTTGCCCAGTACACTGCCACTCGCTTTGTAATATTCCAGCTCCTCGTATATCTGCCTGTTTTCAAAATAGGCATCCATCAGTTTGCCTGCCACCTCGGCACATTCGGTGGGTTCGGAAACGTCGAATAACCGAGCATGCAAGCGTTTGTACTCGTAATAGCAATTGAACTTACGCGTCACCAAAGCCAGGAGTTCCGGGGGCGTTCCTGATTTATCGAGGAACGAAAACTCTTCCCGAAAGCCTGCCTCTCTTCATTTTTCGGGCGCAGCAGGCTGCTCAGTAGAATCGGGTACAGCAGAATCAACCTCCTGTTCTTCTTTCTTTTCATCAGCATCTGGAGCAGGCGTTTCCTTTCCGTCTCCCTCTTCGGGCTTTTTTCCGTCATCAGGATTGGCATCTCCTTTTTTGCCTGTCTTTGCGGGTGCAGTGGGTTGTTCTGTCGTGGGCTGCTTGTCGGCATCTTCTTCAGTACCTTCGTACTTACTCGGTTCGGGGAATTTATTGATGAGCATTGGACGAAGAGCAGGGAAAGAAAGGTCGCGGATATGGACGAAATACCGCTCATTGAACAGTTCGAACACACGTGCAGGTTCCGGGTCTTTAGATACGAAGCTACCCAATAACGGGCCGACAAGATAATGCACAGGGAAACATAGCTTGTCGTCGATGCTCAAGAATTTATTGATAAGTCTTTCGAGTGGTAATTCTTTCATCTCCGGAATATCGGGGATACTGTCGATTTCGGAAAAGATGCGTTTTTCGGCAAAGAATGGGCAATGCGATGCTTCGCCTCGCTCTTCGTTATGCGCATTCCGCTTGGGAATTATCAGTACGGAAGTAGGGCATGGGTTGGCGATAATCATATCGTCGCTCATGATGATCAAGTCTTGATTGAATGCGTCCGGATTCTGCTTTACAGCAGTAGCAACTGCCATGAATGGCGTTTCGGCATCCGATTCGATAACCGTTAGGTTAGCATATTTTTTCTTGGGGGCATCGCCAATAATGACGACATCAAAGCTTCCTTCAATGTTGGCGAGAGAACGCAGTAGATAATTGAGCGATTCGCTGCGTCGATCGTGATCCTTATGCAGGATAATCACGGTAAAGTTTGTTTCTTCCATCTTTATACGTTTATTAATTAATAAATTATTGGAACAAAGTTATCGATAAGCTATGGCAGGTAAAAGGACGAAAAAAGGGGGTGCAATTGCATCCCCTCCACTACTAATAATCAATATTATGAAGAAAAAATCACGCGCCTCCTGTGGGAGCAGCAGCCAAACCGAGAGCAGTGTTGACCGCAGCATTATCGGTTACGGGAATCAATGTCTTAGCTATCTTACCGACCGGAGCGGTACGATAGGTTGTCTTGAACTCGAAAGAAGTATTCTTCTTATCCTTCGAATCTTCGCCGTCGGCCTTACTCATGTCGAGCGGAGCTTCGGTCGTGCCGTATACATCAAAGTCATCGGACATACAATCGCCTACAATGGCTATCATCGGCTCATTGACATTGGCTTCTTTGAATTCTTGCACTTCGATTTCATTGCCCGGGTGTTCGAACGAAAGGTTGTGAAGATACCCCTTTGTATCGGGATCGCCTTCGACCGTTTCACCACCCTTGATGGTTGAACCGGTAGCATAAAGACCGATCGGTTTCGCCGTGCCGGCCAACGCAAGAGCCGTAACACGTACGTTCTTTGCGTCTTTGGTGAACGTTTGCAAGTCCGCTATGCGAACGAGGATGATATATTGCTTTTTGCCGGTTGGACGGCCTGCGTTAGCTGTTTTTTTCGGTACGCTTACAAAAGCGTAGCTAGTTGCATCTGCCATATTATAATCTCCTATACTTTAAAAGTTAAACATTAAGCTCCTGCACCACCAGTGGTAATGCCTGCTGCCGTTTTGTACTTATCAACCTGCGCAGAGCTGACATATGCGAAAATAGCATCTGCTACCCAGAATCCAGTACCTTCCCAATACTCGCCAAAGACCTTAACGGTGTAGTTCTCGGACTGCATGAACAATTTAATATTCTGTGGGTCTTGAGACATGAGATGTTTCCAATTTCCATCCGGAGTTGAAAACATACAACCGGTATTTCGCATTCCCTCAACAGCTACGAAGTGAGCATTCTTGTCTTCGATCTTGATGACCATGTCGTCGGTCAGCACTACCTGCGGATACTTGGCACGCATGGCTGACTTATATAAGTCGATCAATTCGGGATCGGCATAGATCGGCATGTCGCGTTTCTTGTATACCGGCGTAAACATTTTGCAGAAATCCTGTACCTTGGTTATCACATTGTCTTTTGTGATTGCCGTTGTGTTATCCATGAAATTGACTGCCGTAGAAGTGGCGATTTTCTCTGCACACAGCGTAGAGATGTACCCTTGGAGTGCATTCTGTGCTTCACCACCATTATCACCGTCTTTGACAGTTGATAAAGGAGCTTTGAACACACCTGTTGCCAGGGCGTATTCGCGTTCTTCGTCCAATTTCGGGAATACCAATTGATAAAGGATGTACTTCACGATCGGCATATCGGCAGGAGTCAGGTTCTCATCGTACAAGTATCCGAGAACGGATTCCATGATGTCTGAAGGAACGATATCTACATTGATTTTGCACTTGTAGTTTTTGATGGTGAGAGGTGTAAAGGTTGCTTTACCCTTAGGTGTCCATTTGGGAACAAATGCCTGCAACACGGATGTGATGACATCGCTTGATGCCTGAATTTCTGTCTTATTGGTGACGATAGTCGACATATACTGTGTCGAATCGGTCTGAATAAGCAGACGATGGATGATGTCCAATTTCTCGTCTCGGATGTACTTGCCAAACTCGGTTGTCAACTCCGACACATCGGTATTGTTACCCAGCGCATAATCGGCACTTGCCTTACCGGCGAATGCAGCTGCATAATGCTGATTGTAGGCGAGAGCCATATCAGCCTTAAACTTCTTCTTCATTTCTCCTCCTTCTCCTTCTACTTTGGTTGCTGCACCTTCACCATTTACAGGCTTTTCTGCCATCGCAGCTACTTCCGCCTCTTTGTTCTGCAACTTCTTTTTGAGCTCAGCTTCGGCAGCGTCGGCAGCTGCCAATTTGCTGCGAGCTTCTGCGAGTTCTTGCGTCAATTGCGCTTCATTGGCTTTGAGTCGTTCTTGCTCGAGAGCTAATTGAGCATTGCCATACACTTCATCCTTTTCCTGTTCTTCTGCCAAATCGGCTTCGAACGTACTAACAAACTTATCTCCGAACTTGTCGGTCAGTTTCTTTTTCTGTTCGGAAGTGAGCACGGATTTACCTTTCTCATCTTTCGAAAAAGCTTTGATTCCTAGCGAAGCTAAGACCGAAGCAGCTACAACAGCAAACTTTATCATCTTCTCAGTTTTTATAATAAGAATTAATATTATTAATATCTTTAACTCGGCTACATGCAGCAGCCAAGTCTCCAATTCCGTCTATCAAACCATTTTTGAGTGCGTCTTCGGCAAAAAACATTTTTCCGGAGATGATGCCATCGGCCGACATGTCAAGACCTTTACGACGATCCTTTACCTGCGCCTGGAACTTGGCGGCAAGCGGATCGAGCGCCTCGGATTGGATCAGTTCGTAATTACCCTGCAACGCATCCATATACCCCTTATTCTTATCAGGCGATAAGTTGGAATAGATGGTATGAGTCTTGACGCCATTCTTTTCTTCGTAGCCGGACATATCGCGAAAAGACATCATAACTCCGATTGAGCCGAATTCGGCAGATATATTATTGTCCGCCATAATCTCGTCGCAATAGGTGGCGGCATAATAAGCAGCCGATGCACAAAGATCGCAATTGGCTACGATGCTCTTGCCTTTCGATTGTAAGTATTGAATAGCCTGCGCAACCGGAGCGATGGCGTCTACACTTCCGCCGGGAGAATCGATTTGAAGTACAACGCCGACAATGTTAGGACTGTCGGCTGCCTGACGGATAGCATCGGCACACGCTTGGGTACCGTCTTGGCACCAGGTATCCTCTTTGGTCATCGTACCTTTGAGGGGTATAATAGCTATACTCCCTGCAGGTGCGTCTGTATATCCTTTAGAACCAGACGACATCGTGGTACCTTCGTGCGTCATGACCACACTCTTTACGTTGTCGTCTGGTCCCTTCATAAAATTTCGATAGTCTTCACCGCGTCCGTCTATCATCTTACTGACGATATCCAGCATCTGCGGTATGTTGGTCGGGGCAATCATCCATTGACCCCGCAAAATCAAACTCATTAAATAAGAAAAACCCATGTTACTTTGTTTTGATTACACAAAAGTAACATGGGTTGAAGAGGTAGCAAAGGACGCTATTAGATAGACTCCTTTATATGTTCCGGGTGTTTGTGGTCGAATGTGAGCTTCGTGATAACAGGTTTGCCTGACTGCTCGATGAACAATCGAATAGGAAAATCGTTATTACCTATAATCATGCGAGTACCATCTGTTTGCGTGGCACGCAAGATAACATCTTTGTCCTCATATACCTTTCTGTCGATAGTAGCGGCACCCGAAAGGGTGATCGTTGCTTTCTGACTGCAATAAGGTTTATCGGACTCGAGCACGTCGGTAATCTCGATGGCATTTGCGTGTACGTCTTCGAACTTCCCTTTGTCCGTGTCGTTCATCTGCACGACGAACTCACCAGGGACGTCGATGATAGTAACATCTTTCGATAAAGCAACTTCGACTTTAATGTACGAAGCGATCTTTTGTTTTTGGTTTAACTTATTCATTTTAGTTATTTGATTATTAACGCTTTAAACGATTAAACTTTAACCGTTTATTTAACCATTTCAGCGTTTTTGATTAAAAATATTTTTATTCAAAAAGGGACGGTTGAGCGTTCTTTTCGTTCGATGCTTTCAGCGACTTTACCGCTTCATCAACCTTCTTTTCCAATTCTTTGCAACGGATAAGGTATCCGTGAGCGCGAGTCTTGAAATACTTCTTCTGTAGGTCGCGCATTTCAGCGACCAGTTCGACAAAATTTTCTTTCTTGTCTTTCATAATTCATCCCCCACTACCATGATGTTATATACTTGAGCAGTGATGCTCTCTACCTGACAGCCTTTCGATCTGCGCCATCCTGCACCCTTGTATATCGCTTCGCAACCCCGAAGGGCTGTGATGCAACGGCCGAGTGCTTCGGCATCGGTAACCTCTTCGTTTATGGAAACGACATCAAAAGGTGTAACGACCTCGTGACCTTGACACTCCAACTGATTCTTGATAGAATCCGCCTGCCGTTTGGCTTCTTTCTTCTTTTCTTCCAACGTACCGCTCTTGCGGCCGTTTATTGGGATACAGACGTAGACAATCATGGCATTATCGTATATTGAGCGTTATCCACATCTTTTAATTTATCCATCATTGAATTTTCCCAGATGATCATGTATCGATCAGCTTCCTTATGAGGTTCCCATCGTGAACAAGCAGGAGCATCTTGAAAAAAGATACCAAATTTTTCATAAGGTGCATAATCCAAATATTTATAATTAAAGATGTACAAAAAATCTTCATATAATTTTAATCCCCTTTTTGTCCGAGTACTTATTCTATAACAGTTCGCTTCGGTATTTTTAACAAATAGGTTTTTATTTATTTTTTCTTCTGATTCAAAAAACAAAAATTTAAGATCGAAGATGCAAGTATAGCCATACAGACAAACATAACCTATATTAGAAGGTTTAATACCTGTTCTCTCCTCAACAAAAGACAACGCTTCTTCTCGAGTGTGAATCATCTTTTCATAATCATTCTTGATTTGTTCTTTCAAAGAAGAACCTTTTTTTGCAATTAGTTTCATAATGTTTATTTATTTAAAGATTTTGATACCTTTGGAATCTCCATCCAATGAGTCACAAGTGCAGGCGGAAAAGTCTTTTCAAGATCATTAAACATTATACGCCTACCATCTTCAAGACGTAAGAGAATTCTTTTTGCAGGTATATCAGCCATTGAAATTCCTCTCTCATTAATACTGTGCCATTGATTAGATAGCACCTTTTTAAGTTCTTTTTTTTTCATTCTGTTTATTATTTATCGTTTTCTTTCATATTTAAAGCCTCTTTTATTTTTTTAATTCTATACAATTTTCAATCTTATTAATTTGTCTCGTATCAAAATGATAAGAATTACCATTCCTTTTAGCTATTAATCCACATAATTCACATTTTACAATATCGTTCCCATTATAATCGCTAATAACATTTACCTTATGAAAAATATGTTTTTCAGAAATATGCAAATATTTTCTTCTTATTGGTTTATCCTTTATCCGCTTTATATTCAAAGATTTTTCGAATAAATCTGTTAGTATCCATGATTCAGTTCTGCATTCAGGGTTTTCAATAAAATGTTCTTTTAAGTTATTTTTATTATTACCAAAGTCTTTATGACAATGTGGACATTTAAATCCCATAATATATCCTCCATTTTATTTAATTAGCGTAATTGAAAGATGAATAGGATACCACACATTCGCATTTGTGTCAATATCGATTCCGTGAAACCATACTTTACCGTTATCCACTCGCTCGAAATAAGTTATCTTAGCGTATCGTACATTCTGTCGAGTGTTAACGTACGGAACGATATCACCAATAGAATACCCATCAGAACCTGAAAGAATGTCTGGATAATCCCAGAAGGAAAGCTTTCCTTTTGCCTGTATAGGCGTGGAAAATGCCACCGCATCTTTAAGCACCCAATTCCATACAGAAGGACTCTTTTCGGCCCATATAGATGAATGATTTTGCACACAGTCAACTATCTCGACACTTCCAATAATAGAGGAACATGGATAGTTCCAATAGGGCACATTTTTAAGTGGTGTTTTTTTTATTGCAACTCCAGTCTCTCCATATTGGTTGAGAGATAATACCAAAAAAGGTTTAGGATCTTCCTTACTCGAATGAATCAACACGCGCCCACGAAAATTTGTTCTCCATGTGCGATTTTCAACATCTTTAATGCCGTGCACGATTAATGATGCCCACGGCTGCTTTACTGTTAATGCTTTCATGCTACTCTTTTATTTAATTGATTTAATTTGTCGCATAAGGCTTCGCATAGGACTCTAGCCATGTTTACCTCTACCGCGTTTCCGATAAATTTCTTCTGTTCTGCCTGCGTACCGATTAATTTATAATCTTTCGGGAATCCCATGATCTTCTTTAATTCTGGTATCTTTAGCATCCGCATTTTGATATCAATGATATCGTATAGCAACATAAACTCTTTTATCTTTATTGTCATAGGAGAATCTGTCTTATATATCTTTATATTTACAGCTCCACATTTGTTTTCAATGAGATAAGGTGGCATTTTGTCCATTCGTGCTATTAGAGTAAAACAAGGATCGTCTATACTACCACCGCTATTACTGAATTGAGGATTCATAAGATAGAACCATTTACAATTTGCATTCCTTTTATGGCAAGTCACAAGTTTCTGTTTTGGGGTTGTGAGTATCGCCGGATTTGGATTTTCAATACTGCCAAGTTGGCCACCACCACTATATTCGTTTGCCAAGAAGTGAACCATAGCCAATCTATCTTTAGTCGTAATAGTTGGTGATGGCAAGTTGATAGATCGATTATAACCATTGCCATAAAAAGCTGTTATGAAAGAATGATGGTCGATAGTCGTAATCGTACCAGCAGGCTTTGTTATTGAAGAGTTTTTACTGTAAGGTTGTCCACTGTAATTTTTACTCAAAAATTCAACTCTATCTAATCCTTGTCGTTTTCTTTCGATAGTAATAGACTTTTCTTTATCAATAAATTCTTTTTTACCACCCGCAACAAATCTTATTAATCCTGCATATATGCGTTCGAGCGTCTTTTCGACAAGTGGTTTCTTTCTGTCAAAAATACTTTCACCTTCATCTTGTAAGTCCAACACGTCTTTCACAGGATTCCATTTTTTTAAGTGTGAAAACATATCGTCTCTTCCATCTTTGCAATGCGTGGCAGCAGGAAAGACGATAGGCAACTCCCCTTTTGCAAACATCCCAAAGAATCGTTCTCTACTTGTATAGGCACCATAATTAGCCGAATTCAACACCCGGTGGTCAAATCTATACCCGCGTTTACATACATTATTTACCCATCTTATATACGATTTACCACGATCCATCGAAATAGGATGCCCGTTATTATCCATATCACCCCAGCACATGAATTCTTTTACATTTTCAATTTGAATGTAATCCGGCTTCAAAGCGTCTATATATCTAAATAGATGCTCGGCAAGTGTTCTGCTATCTGCATCTCGTGGCTGACCACCTTTTGCTTTGCTAAAGTTGGTACATTCAAGAGACGCCCACAGAACTAAAAGAGCATCAGGATAAATACTTCTATACTTTCTTACAATAGACATGAGAGGCAATAGGTCTAATGTCCGTATATCTTCTGTCAAATGCAATGCCTCTGGATGATTGGCTGCATGACTGGCAATCGCATTAGAATCATGGTTAACGCATGCTATCACTTTGGCACATTGCTGACCATTAACTCGGGCTAATTCCACGCCTGTAGACGTTCCGCCTGCACCACAGAAAAGGTCGATATATAATAATTTAATATTACTCATTTTTTACCAGTTCAATTCTAATTGTATACCTCTTTTTACCTCGTCAGTAGTCTTTTGACGATTCCTATAATCCATTTTTTTAATACTGTCGTAGTTGACCGTATTATTTTTAATGGAGTAAAAAGCAAGAAAGGCTTTAATGATCTTATCTTGCGAAAATCCTTTATCATATCCGACGAGGAAAAATTCCTTAACGCGTAGTTTGAATTCACTCATCAGATATTGCTCAATCATTTTCCTTTTCCACGATATAACCGTTATAAAGTTGCCTGAAAGTATATGGTGATTCCAATAATTGATCGGCAGATATATAATGACGTTATGGTCCGTTATTGGCGGAACAGGTGGTTGAGCCGAAACAGTGATCATACTATTGATGTATTTGCCCACATCTGTAGTCGTTTTCAACATGAGTCCGTCGTCAACCTCATCGAACTCATGATATAGAAAATCAATCTCTAAAGCGGGTAAATCAATGTGAATGAAAGGTTTACTTGTATCCATAGTAATTTATAGTTTTAAAAAAGTTTGGAAACGAGCATACAACACACAACATGAGTATAACTATAAGTATATCAATGAAATACCTTTTAAAAGTGTGTTGTAGGCTGCTTGCTGTTGTAGGCTGTTGTAAGCTGTTGTAAGAATAAAAACAACGCTTAAAAATTGGCAGCATACAACAAATAAATAAGTATATAACGCTAACAATTAATAACTTACAAAGCAGAAATATAATTTGTTGTAACTGTTGTAGGCAGTTTTTTAAGTTTTTCATCTTGCGTGTATTTTTATATTTATTATCATATATATGTGTATAACACGTATAAATAAGCGCATGCGTTATTAATAGAGTGGGTGAACGAGATATCCATATCGCGTACCATTTTCTACCCGCTTCGCTTTCTTTTCAAATCCGAGCAATTTGAGAGCTTGACCGATCGACTGCTCGTCGACACGATCGTAACTATGCACCCGATGTGCGAGTCTCAAATCTCTTAATATCTGTGATGGCATTTTGAACGTCTCCTCTTCGATTGACGAAGGCACAGTATAGTTTTCTTTTACGACCTTAACTGCGCACGTCTCTACAACGTAGCGTTGATTATATGCCACTAGGCTGTCGAAATCGTCTGTATTCCATATATAGTCGAAGTCACTCTTTTGATAAAGCAATAGCGCTTCTGCCCACATTTGATCAACGTCTACCTTCTGACTATATGAGGTATCTATCTCGTCAATTTCTATAGCTGCTATACGGCGAAGTAGTCCGCTATCACTATTAGGCAAAAAACCGCCCATTTCTTGCGTCTTATTAGACGTAAAGGCGCACGAGGCGATGCGTGGTACCGTAACCGAAAAAGATTCATTAGGGCGCTTCTTATTCATCGTGAGCAACGACATGTTCTTTTTGAACGTCTCTGCAGTAGACTTTGTGATGCCGACGAACTCGTCGAAGTTGATGAGTAGTTTTGTGCAGAAAGAATCGCTCATGTTGAATATACGTTCGTCCTTATCAGATATAATGTAATAGTCCATGAGAGACGTTGGTACCATCGACTTGATAAGTGTAGACTTACCGATGCCACCTTTGGCATTGACAAAGCCTATCGCAACATCATTGACGTGCTTGGCGTATATCTGTGCCACTGTAGCCACCATCCATTTGCGCACGAGATAATTAAGACGGATCGAATAATAATAGTCTTTGTTATCTCCAAAATCATGAGCCTTTATATGCCGGCAAAACAAATCGATCATGCTGGTACCGCTATATTTTCCGTCTAAACTGTTAAGGTAATCGAGGATCGGATTACAGCTTTCCATCTGATTAGGGTTTGTAATGATCTCGCGAAGCAATGAAAAGCTACACTGGATTGAATCGTCTACCATGTGCAAGTGTATGTCCGATACAGTAACCGGGTGATCATATTCACGCTCTTTTGATTCGATCCAGGAACGGCTCGTATCGAACATGTTGATCTTGACGGTATAGTTCGCATTAATCCAGTTGCGTATAGCCTCGATTTTCCCTACCGGCTTTTGGTCTTTTATACCTGATACGTCACGCTCATTTTGCTTCATACTCTTTCTTTTTTCTCCGATTAGGACTAGGTAGCGTTATAACGTTGAACATCTCTTCCATGCGAGAGGTTATATACGTCCCATACCCTTTGTGCTTTTCGTCTCCAGCTAATGATTCAATGCGAAAATTGGATGTGGCATTTGTTAACGCACTATTTTCATATCTTATAGCAATCAGATCGGTAAACGGTTTTATCTTTTTTCCCCAATCGGTATCCTCGAGGTTTTCGCGTCCAACGTCGTCTATGAAAAGAGGTTTCCTTGATAGGTCTATTATACCTTTTGCATAGATGTTGTCTGACAACATCTTACTATGTATCATAGTAGTGACATGACGAGTAACATAATCCTGTACCTCAAGAAACGTTTTCAATAAAACAGTTTTTCCACTCCCAAATGCCCCCATCAAATATATTCCTCTATATAGGTCCAACTTACAATTGATTTTATCACCTATCAAATAAAAGTAAAGCTGTCTAATGACATCCTGATTATATTTGTCAATCGAGAAATTCGTTCCTGCGCATTTTTCTCTTGTGTGAAGAGAACCGAAATTTTTGAGAAGCAAAAGGAAATCTTCGGGTTTCAAATTAGGGCATTTCCAGGATTGCCGTTCCTTCTCCAAAAGTTCGCCATTCTTTTTAATATCTGAATATAACTGTTTAAAAGTCCCCATCTCTATTTGTATTATTAGCCGGTTGGCTTTTGGCTTTTTCCGTCACTTTAAAGAAGTTCCGGTACCCATTTGCCATGGCATAGTTTAGATACTTTGATGCTGTGGTAGCATCTTTATTACTTATCTCGTATAGATAATCGAGTGCTTTCTGTTCGCGCCTCGATTGGTAGACGATCGAATAGCTTTCATCCAAGTATTCTTTCCAGTATTGCCAATCCTTATCAAATTCTTTATTTTCAAATGGATTTTTGACTTTAATCGCTTTTATAGGTTTATTTACATATCGGTCAAAAGCATTAATGTTCTCAATCAATTTATTGTATTCCTTCGAGAATTTTGATAGCCTGGTGGCAACCATTGACGGCAAACCGGACGCGAGGTAACTATTGATCTCTTTAGAGGTTGCTTGCGCCTGAGCGTGCAGTTTATCCCACTTTTCTTTTACATTCATAGTCGTATAGGCAATTTGGTAAATCTTCTAAAAACTGCTCATACATATCATTCTTGGAAAAATGAATATGCAAACCATAGTTCGGCTTTTCAACAGCCATCACGCGGATCACTTTCACATATCCCAGCTTTTCGATGATATCTGCAAATTCGTAACCTTTGAAGTTAACGAAGATGTTCAGATCGGTTTTTGTTTGTTTTCCAAACTTGATGACTAGCTTGCCATCTTTAGATTCTATTTTCGTCATTATATGATTCTTTTTTAGTTATACGATGCGACTCGTTTTTTTTATATAATCTTATGCTCATAGCAAAAGGCTGTCAATTGAGCGACATTTTTGCAGCCTGTCTTTTTTAAGATGGTCCGACGACGATTATTAATCGTGTGGATCGATCTACTTAACGATAATGCGATCTGCTCCGTATTCATACTGTCGATTATCATTTTAGTGATTAATCTGTCTGAATCAGTAAGATGAGTAGTAAAAGTAGGATTACATATAACATTCTCGTATTTACACGTACCTCTCAATGGGCAGTTAACAAATTCAAAATGGAAACATCCGGATTCGTCAATGTCTTTGATATTATCAAATTGATTGAAGTTGCATCTAATAAATTGACGGACATTAAGGAAGTCGTAGTAAGTTGTGTTTGCGCGACTTTTCAAATTCATATCTTGGCACCCTCTATATGAGTTGTAATAGTCAGAAATAAGCAGTGTTTTCATTGCGATGATAAAATTCCTGCATTTTTCTGTCAAAAGGAATGCATCAGCATTTTCTCTTTTTACTATTATTTCTCCGGACGGTTCCTGATAGAATTCCATATTAGTTAGCTCCATTTTTAAACAAATCTTCAACAGGAATGTTCGTTAACTCAGCTATTTTTTGCTGATAAAGGAAGGGTGGTACCGTTCTTCCTGTTGCCCATCTAAATACCGTTGATTCAGTGACGCCACACTCAGTAGCGATTTTTTTTAACACTTCGTGTTTCTCCGTCGTTTTAACAGTTGAAAGCGAAGAAACATAGCTAGTAAATGTCTGTTTTTCCAT